CTGGAAGGCTCTGGCAAGAGGCCAAAGCCCTTAAGGCTAATCAGCCTAAGGATGATGAGATGGTCGAGGTACCTGAGGTGCCCAAGGAAGAGGATGATATCTCAGGAATTCAGGAAGCGCCATCTGATGATGATGCTCCTAAGAAGAAGCGTGTTCGTAAGGCCAAGAAGGCGAAAGAGTAAAAAAATAGTGTAGAGTATAGTGTAGTTAGTATATATATGTGTTTTATATTTTTATATTTAATTAATGTTATCAATATCTATTTTATTTATGCGAATATTCCCAATAATATTTGTGACATATATTTTATTTGCCAATGACATATTTGATATAATTTTTGAAATATTATAAAGAGTGGGTTTAACTTCTTTATTTCCTGTTTTTTTTAATATAAACCTGTATATTTTGTCATCTCTTATTTCTTGCAATAATTCTTTTGGTTGTGGATATAATATCTTTCTATATATAAGCTCTTTGATATCATCAGGCATTGACTCAAAGCATTCTAAATAATCTGTCATGACTATTATAATATTAAAAAATAAATAACATATCAATTTTTATTGTTTAAATATATTTAGTATTCGATTTTTTCTTCATTTTTATTCCATCTTTCAAAAGTTTTAATTGCCTCAACATTATCTACTTTAACAATTGGGATACAACGTTCATTTGCTGTTTTTTTAAATTCATTATAAATAAAATCATCACTAAAGCCAATATTTGCCGCATCTTCACGAGTGTTACAATAATAAATTTTATTTAGTCTTGCCCAATAGCAAGCTGATAAGCACATAGGACATGGTTCACAACTTGTATAAATAGTGCATTTTTCCAAATTAAAATTATTAATATTTGCACACGCACGTCTAATAGCAACTACTTCTGCATGAGCCGTTGGATCATTATTGACAGTTACTTCATTATGTCCTTCACCAATTACTTTTCCTTCTTCATCTACAATAACTGCACCAAATGGTCCACCTGTACTAATATTTGCCAATTCAATTGCTCTATCCATATTTTATATAATATTGTAATAAAAATAATATATCAATTTTTAATATCCTCTTACATCATAACGTTCTTTATTAACACCAAATGGAACATCACCTGATAATATAGGAGTGTTTGCTGAAAGACCATTGATGCTGTGCTCAACAGCCCAACTATCAATTGTGTTTACATCAGTTGTAATACAATAATGGGTTCCTCCAAATTTAAGAACTATGTCTTTACATTTTTTATCTACATCATAAGTCTTTGTATTATCAAGAATATAAAGTAACGATGACATGCGATAATTATAATACTTAGCTAATTCCTTGTACATATTTACTTTAATATATTAATAAAATTCTTATATCTTTTCAAAATCTTCTATAATATCATTATTATTTTTCAGCATTTCATACTTAAATTTTAATTCATCATAATCATTTGTTAACAATTCAAGCTTATCTTCTAAATTTAAAATATATTCCTGTATTATTGCATAATTATTTTTAATATCATTGTACTTATTTTTCTCTTTTTTTATTTCTTTTCTAAGCAAATCGTTTTCTTGTTGCAAAACATAGTTATTACCAAAGTAATAATCGATATAGCTATTTGAGCCACCAAACATATAATGTAAATTATTATACATTATTTAATTATATAAACAATTATTTTTTATATAATTAAATAAATGAATAACAATTCCTTCATTATTAATGCAAAAAAATTTAATAAATTATCAAATAAATTCAACGAATATCATAATAATAATATAAATATTTTTATTCATCTTATTACAACATCTCTTACAATATTCGAGATAATATTGGCAATTAATAAAGTATCTAAAAATACATATATTTCTAAAATCATAAGTTTTATTTATTCAATATCTTTGGCATATTATGATTTACCTTTCAATGTAATTTGTTTGACGTCATATTCACTTGCCATGTTAGTAATAATATCAGAAAAAATAAAAACTAAATTTTTATACAATATTGGATTATTTATTATAGGATATTTAATGCAAGATTTTTCACATTATATAACAAATGAACTAACATATCAAAGTAGTTATATTAATTCTACATTAAATTCAAATAGTATTGCTAATTTATTTATTGAACATACATATTATTTATTACCATTGATTATTAGTAGTTCATGCAAATATAGTATAGTATACAAAAGGCAAGGATATTATAAGATTATTTCATTATTACCAATGATGTATTTCTATATGCAAAATTACATATTTAATAAATATAATATTAAGTATCCTTGGCAATTTAAAGAATATAGCTTTGAAAAATATAGTTTTAGTAATTTATATTATTTATTACCTTTAATGATATTAAGTTATTATACAAAATATACAATATTTTTAATAGGTACTTCATTTATTCATTATATAAGGTATATAGTTACTTATTACTATCGCAATAATGCCGATTATATAAAATTTAAAAAAGAAATTATTACTTATAATACTATTTCATATTTACAATTGTATATATTATATTTAAAATCATATAAAAATGTACAAGAAATATTGTTAAATAAATATACTATTATATTTATAATATTTGGAAATATATTATCAATATATTACATATATTTATCGGGCATTGATGTATGTTGTTTAGGTATAGAATTAGGTTATGTAACAAAACGTATTACTAAATTTCCATGTAACCTTTCATTAAATCCAATTATATTATCACAACTTATAATATTATATTTAATGAATAACAATTATATTTTTAATAAAAACTGGTCATACTTAGCACACGCTCATATGATGTTTTACATAGTACACATTATGCAACATTATTTAAATATATTTATAAAATGTAAATTACCTTATTAATAATAATGATACATTATATTATCAACTACGAATTTTATATATGAATTAGTATCATATGTATTTGACTTAATAGTCTTATCTTTAATATGAAATATAAATGCATATTTAGCTTCAATTGTCATTGCGCTTATCATATTATTTAATATTGAGTTTTTATCAGTATCATCAATACTTATAATAGTATTAAGTATATTATCAATATCTTCTATAGTAATTGTTTCTTTATTATATTTGCGTTGTATTATTGCACAACAACAAACATTATATAAACCATAATCATATACTAATTTTTTTTTAATATAATGAAAAAGCTTTATTTCATTTAGTAATTTGTGATTTTGAGAATAATATATTTTTGAATATATTTTTTCTATTAGATCATCTGGTAAAAGATTTAAATATTTATCCACATTATTCATACTTTATAATATATAATATAATTTAATTATTATATTGATTTGCCTTTACGGGCATCTTGCAAATAACATCTCCACAATGATCTCTGTTTTGATAAACAGAATTTATATTTGTCATATTATTATTACAATTTTTAATTTTCCAACGTCCTAACATAGGCATTGATGGCTCGAAAAAATTACGTACTCTTGAAATTATTTTAAATATTAATTTCATCTATAAATAATATTATATAATATTATTAATTATTTTTTAAATATTTTAACCATTTATCTTCTTTTTTACCACCATCATATTTATTTGCTAACCCTTTTTCTACTAATTTTTCATTAATATTAATGCCATTTTTATATATATATGCGAGAGGTCTCCCATATTTATCAAAGTTTAATAAATGTACATCAATTATATTATCATTAGTTTTACTTATTAGGTCTCTAATTTCTTTACGCGTATAATTTTTGTTAATGTGAATAGAAGTTAACTCTTTAATTAGATAGTTTCTTGCAATTATACCCATTTCTTTTTGATTACCTTTTAATTCAGGAGTGTCAATACCCATTAATCTAATATTCATTTTAATATGATTAAATCCTTCCAAATAAAAACCAATTGTTATAGTATCCCCATCATATATATCTAATATCTTTGACTTATATTTTTTTCCATTAAAAGTAAAATTATGAGTATTATCGTACGTTATATTTTCCATATTTATTATATTTTAATATGTGCATATCATTTTTTAATATTCAACAATAATAGAAGTATTATTAAATAGAATATGTCTAGTAAAAGGAGTAGTTCTGGAAATAAAGTACATCAGAGAGTGTTAGGTATGGTAAATGCCGCGGAACAAGGTCGATACGTTAAACAATATGATATGCCACGTGAGATAAAAAAAGTAGAACGAAAAGTAACTAAAACTGGTGTTAAAGATTTATTAGATAAATTTCAGAAAAAAGCTACACGGAAAGTATCTCCTGCCAGAGGATCTTCTGGTAGACAGAGTCGATCTTCAGGTAGAAGAAGAGCTGCTCGAGGCCCATTAGTAACAGCAGATGTGGGATTTGGTGATGAAAAAAATTCCGCATTATCCAAATCCAAAAAAGGACGTACAGCCAAAGCAGCCGCAAAAAAAGTTCGCAATGCATTTAGTTATGCAGCAAATAGTATTGCAAATTTAGCAAAAGGACATATACATCCTCCAAAAGGAGGTAACAAAAATAAAAGAAATAACAAAAATCAAAAGAGATAAAATTAATTAAAACTTAAATATATTTTTTATTTAATATATATTTATAATTTGTTAATATAAAATCAATGCCAAAATTTCCATATATTATTGTATTTGATATTGATGGAGCAATTGTTGGGCCTGTTAAATATATTGTAGCGGAAAAAGAATTAAATCGTAATATTATTGACTTAAATCAAAATAAGTTAAAAGAATACTACAAACCCGATTTTGTAGGGGGATATGAAAGAAGGATTGTTAAGACTCGAATTCGTAGATTTTATTAATTTTTGCAGAAAAACTATAGCCATGTGAATTCTATGTTTATACTTTATCAAGTTACAATTGGACTTATAATGGTTTAGTCGAATCAATAGAAAAAGCAGCTGGAATTAAATTTTGCAAACCTTATTTTAATAGAGAAAATAGCTTATCATATAGAGGTAAATCTATAATGCATGTTATAGATCATGTTAAGCAAAAATATAAAATAAAAAAATGTTAATTTAAATAATAAAATTTTGTTTATAGATGATATTGAAAATAATACCACAACATTTAAAAATAGACAAATAAAATGCCCAAAAAGCAATGATATTGTTAATAAAGATAAAAATATTATGATATAAATGTAGAATTATTTAAACGCCATGATGAATTACACAAAGAAAAATTTAAAGATGATAACTTTTTTGAAATATTGATTAATAAGTTAACAGATTTATCTGATAAAACTATTAAAAATATAAATGCGCATTTAAAAAAACAGAAAGAAACTTCTAATAAATAAATTAATATTACTAATTAGTTACAAATATATCTCATCATAATATTCATTGTATACAGTTCTTGATTAAGTAACTTAAATGCATATGGCATACGTACTTGCGCTATATCGGTATTATTTTTACAATTTTTACAGTTATAAATATTTTTATCTGTATTTACGTTAGCGTGCATTCCACAATATTTACATACAAATATGCGGTAATTATCTGATACATGAAGCATCCTCTCTGCTAAGAAGTTAGCTGTACCATGTGCAATAAAGCAATCTCGTTCCATTTCTCCCAATCTAAGACCACCAGAACGTGCACGCCCTTCGCTTGGTTGTCTTGTAAGCATTACAATAGGTCCATTTGACCCCCTCGAATGAACTTTATCTGTAACCATATGTTTAAGACGTTGGTAATAAGTGGGACCAATAAATATTTCTGTTCTAATTTGTTCACCGGTTCTACCATTATAAAGTATTTCATTACCATATCTTTCCATACCTGATTTTTCTAATACTTTTGCAATATCTTCAACAGAACAATCGTTATATGGTGTAGAATCACCAAATGCTCCAATATGACATCCGGCTTTTCCCATAATACATTCCATCAATTGTGCAATAGTCATTCGCGATGGAATAGCGTGTGGATTCATAATAATATCGGGAACAATACCGTCTTTTGAAAATGGCATATCCTGATGTTTATAAGTCATACCAATAGTACCTTTTTGTGCACTACAACTCGCGCATTTATCACCAATTTCAGGCTTTCTATTTTTACGAATTCTAACTTTACAGAATTTGTATCCGTCACTATTAATACCATTATAGTTCATATCAATATATCCATCATCATTTGCTTTCATAACAAGGCTGTTATCATGACAATTAATTTCTCCATTAACTTTTTTAGGCATTACTTTACCAACTAATACATCATTGCCATTAACATATGTGTTTTTAGGCACGAATCCATCATTATTAAGTTTAGAATATGAATATGGCTTTTGTGAAGATTTATTTTCGGGATTTGTGAAAATTTCTTCTTCGCCTGTACTATGATTTTTATTACATACATCTCTAACAGCTTTGTAATAGGTACTTGTAAATAAACCCCTATCAAGTGCTGATTGATTTATCATAATACTATCTTCTTGATTAAATCCAGTATGAGTCATAATAGCTACAACAGCATTGACCCCAGAAGGTAGCTTATGAGCCATTGTATATTTCGATAATTTTGTGCATACAAGAGACTTTTGAGGATAATTTAGAATATTTCCCATTGTATCAATTCTTTTATTGAAATTGCTCGCATAAATACCGAGTGCTTGCTTACCCATAGCACATTGATAACAATTACGAGGTGATTGATTATGATCGCTAAAGGGAATATTAACTCCAAGGATTCCATTAATTAAACTTGGATGAATTTCACAATGTGTGTAGCACGGCGGTAATGCTGTTCCCTTAATTCCCTCTCTTAATTCGCTTGGAAATGTTGCAATCATTGCATTATTAATTTCATCACTGTCCATATATTCAATGAATCCTTCTTCATCAAGATAGCTATTTGGATCATCACTATTTTTAGTAGTTTCATTTGGAACAATGAAATAATCAAAGTATTTATCTTTAACAAATTCCGGCCAAGTTAGATTTTTTCTTTTGAGAATACGCTCAATTCTCAACATTCTTTTATCTGTTAGTGGATCATGATCAACTATATACAATGGTCTATACATGCGTCCAGCTTCAGTACTAATTATGATATTAGAACGTTGAATATTCCATACAATAGATGTCATAGGGTGAATAATGCCACTTCTTTTATAATGTTTAAGTTTAGTATATAATTCATTTGGTTTTTGGTGATATCCAATAATATCTCCATTTACCATAACATAAACATTATCTTCATTACCCATTTCTTTAAGAAATTCAATAGATGATTTAGAATTATTATAATTATCATCATATATAATAATATCTAATTCAATTAATACCTTTCTAATATGAGTACTATTCATTGAAATTGAAATATTTGTACTAAGTGCCATATTCTTAACAAGTCCAACTGAACTACCTTCGGGTGTTTCTGCTGGACATATCATACCAATTTGTGAATTGTCCAATTTACGCGGTTGAACTAATTTGCCATTTTTTTCCATAGCTGTATTAATTCTGCGCAAATGAGATAGAGTACTTGCATAAGACATTCTATTAAGCACTTGTGATACACCTTGCTTGATATTTTGAAATGTCCCCATACTTTTAATACCCCAGTTACCAGTAGATAAGGAATACTTGATCCATGATTCAAGCAAAGATTGTTTGAAGAATCTGTTGATACTGATATCAGAAATAATATTAGAAATTGGCGTATTAGTATTACCTCTCCATAAACCAAGTTCTTTTTCAATTGCTGATTTAAGCTCTTTAGTCATTTTACCATAACACTGTCTGAACAAATTAGACATTAGAATACCGGGTGTATCAACTCTTTTATTAATATATGAATCGCGATTATCGTAACTATCATATCCAAGATATATGCGGATCATTTTGCGAATAATATAACCTACATATAATGCTTTTCTTCTGTAGCTTTTACCAACATGAGGAAGAAAGTCATTTTTGAGATTATTATGCAATAATTCTCTATTCTCGGAATGCTCGTTGTTTTTATTAGCTCCAATCATTATTTTAATTAACACATTTTCGGCTTGCTCTTGATTTGTAATATCACACGAGTCTTCGCAGCAAGCCATGAGTTCACTAATAATTCTTTCATTTTTCTCTTGATCCATATCATAAACAATATGATATATGATTTCTTTGTCACTAATGATCCCAAGAGCTCTGAATATTACAAATACTGGTACTTCCGAACGTAGAAATGATGTATTAATTCTAATAATGCGACCCATGTGATTTAGTTTACCACTCATATTAAGACATGTTGTTTTAGGAGGCAAATAGGAAGAATCGCAAATAGAGCGAATTTCGGCATAAAGACCTTCACTATTATTATTGGGTTGAAATACAAGCGTCTTATTTTCATTAATTCTATCTTGTGAAATAAGAACTTTTTCATTACCATTAATAATAAAGTATCCGCCAAAATCGTACATACATTCATTATTATTTTCTTCGCAAATTCCCGGTATTTGACTTGAAACACATAGTTTGGATTTAACCATAATTGGTATTTTGCCAATGTAAATGTTATTAACAGTTTTATCAAATTTCTCTGTCATACCATTTTTATTTGTAACTTCTGTTACAACATGAACATTGACATAAATGCTACTTGAATAAGACATATTATTCATACGTGCGATATATGGTGTCATAACATTCTGTGTTCCATCTGGTAACTGATAACAAGGTTTTGTTACGCTCGGTTGCAAAATGTTAATTGAAATACAATATGTGTTATCTGATCCAATATCATTTTTAGGATTAGCTACTTTTATTTTAATAGGATTAAATCCTGAAATAATCTGACCCAGAGTATTATCAATAAATTTGTTGTAACTATCTATTTGATGTTTTACCAATGGATTAGAAGATTCAGGAGATCCTCCTTTTTGAAAATAAGTGTCAAGAATATCCCAGCAATTATTAGATTCAAACATTAGTATTGTTAATATACTAATAAATCAAATTCTTAAATATCAATTTTTTATTTTTAATATAAAAAAAACAAAAGCATTATAATAAATTTATTTAAATACGTTGCTAATATTACTTATAAAATATTTTGGACATATTTTTTGCATTTCTTCCTTTTTAAGATAGTTTACTAATTCAATACCTTTTAATTTTCTTGCATCAAGAAGATTTGCGATTTTAGCATTTGTTTTAATATTACCGGTTATAATAAATATTTGCGAAAATAAGGAAATTTTAGTAATAGTTGATGTATTTTGTGAATAACCATTAAACATTGGTCTAATATATATTTCATTAGTAACAATTAACCTACTTGCACCAATATTTATAAGTATTTGAAGAATCTGTGCATACGCAGCAGCATTTAAATAAATTGTAGGATATGTTTTTAAACATTCGGAAATTTTATTGGTAATATTTGCGAATTTTCTATTGATGCCATGAGATATAAATTCAATAGTATCATATAATATTATGAAATATTCTGTGGAAATAAAATCATCTAATTTAAAATTTTCAATATAACTGCTGATTAAAATATCGAGATATAATGGATTTTTTTTATACTTGTATTTATCTGCAATATGATTTATTGCAAATATGCAGAAATATTTAATATTATTTAATTCGTAATATTTGATTTTTAACATATCATTAAATGATGTATTTTTATACATATTTGCAAAGTTTTTAGAAACCAATGATGTTTTTTTTAAATCGTCAAATGAAATGAATTTCCAAATATACCAAGATATATCATCTTGTGCAACAATATTAGTCATTGATATTGTATTTGGTTATATAACCAATTACATATATCATTTTTTTATTTTGGGATAAATTTTATCCAAAAAAAATAAAAATTGATTAAATGTGTATTGATTTATATTGTTACCTCTAACACAGTGAGCCTTTATCGGATACTAAATTAGTATCTAAAAAGACAATCCAGTTGCAAAAGTTTCAGTTAAAAGTTACTTACTCTACCAAACACAGAAAGAAATGACATCTGCCAATGCCGCTCTTAAGGTTTACATCGAGAACATGCCTGAGGCTCTCAATACTAAGAAGGATATTGATGAGTATATCAAGGAGTTCTGGAAGGACTTTAGGGTGAAGGCAAAGGAGGCCAAGGCCGAAAAGGCAGAGAAGCCAAAGCGCAAAAAAGGTCTTGATAAGGATGGTAATGTCAAGGAAAAGCGTGCTCCTTCTCTATACAACATCTTTGTAAAGGAGCAATATGAAATAATCAAAAATACCAATCCCGAGCTTGACAAAACTCAGATCTTCTCTGAGATTGGAAGGATCTGGAAGGAAAAAAAAGGTAATGGTGATGAAAAACCTACCAAAAAAGTCGATGAGCTTAAAGAAGAACCTAAGGAGGAAGTAGATATTGAGATTGAAGAAGAAAAGCCGGTGGAAGCACCGAAAAAAAAACAGGGAAGGAAGGCAATTAAGAAGAAGCCTAAGGATGAAGAAAAATCAGATGAAGATGAATAAATAAATTAAAATAAATAAATTAAAATAAATAATAAATTAATATATATTTTTATATTTTATAAAAAATGATATAATTAATAATACCTATTATTTTTATAATGAAAAGAATTATTGCTATTTGTGGTGCAAAGCGCAGTGGTAAAGATGTTTTAGCAAGTCATATTGTAAACAAATACGGATATACAAGGTTATCATTTGCGGAACCTTTAAAACATATAGTTAAACTATTGTTTGATTTTAACGATCAACAAGTAGGTTTAATTGAAGGATCAAATGATGAAAAAGATACATTAGATGAACGCTGGGGTATTAGTCCAAGAAAAGCTCTACAATTTGTAGGTACAGAAATATTACAAAATAAAATTCAAGAATTACTTCCAAATATTAAAAGAGATTATTTTGCAAATATTCTTTTATCTAAAATCGAGTATAATAAAACTTATGTCATTAGTGATTTAAGATTTATTCATGAATACGAAAAAATAAAGCATCTTGATATACAAATAATAAAGGTTATAAGACCGTCTATCATTACAGATGAACAACATTTGTCAGAAAATGAATATATGTATATACCCGTTGATAAAGAGATAGTAAATGATGGAACATTTGAAGATTATATTAATAGGTTTGAAAATTTATAATTATATATATATTAAATCTGTGCAAGAAGACATATATTTTTTATTTTTTGCAACTTCTGTAAATGAGCCAATATATTTAAGATTTTTTTTTAAATCATCATATAAAAGCCATTTATTATTATCTTTGCATCTAAATAAACAAGTATAATGTCCTGCATTAATACCTCCATTATGCATTATAATAGAATGTAGGTATTTAATACTACCGTCTTTTAATATAATTTTACGCACAGGTTTTACATTTGTTTCTAATTTTATAATATCATTTGCATTTCTATCATATATTAGTCTGTCTATATGAACAAATAATAATTTAGCAGATATTATTTCAACTTCTTCTACTTTATATTTATATTTGGTATTACCGGTAGGTTTCCACATATTATTTTTATCGAATTTAGTTATACTTACATTACTAGGAATTTTATCAGATATGTTTAAATTTTTTTTACCATTTTCACAGGGTATTCTGTATATTATTGAATTGTTTTGTTTACGCGTAGTAATAGGAGTGTTTTTTAATATATTCTTAGTTGGTCTATTATTCGTACCCCAATTACTCATTTTTATAGTTGTTGTATCACTAAAATTTAATATTATATTAAGAAATTCTAATGTTTGCACTGGTTCAGACTGTTCATTTTGCCAATTATTTTGATCTATAGTATTATTAGAATATACTTTATTATATTTTTTTTTATAATCTTGTAATAATTTTCTTAAATTACTACATTTATAATTATTAGTATTATTGTTGTTTCTAATTTTAGAGTAAATATTTAACAATTCTTTTTTAACCAATAAAGCATTATCCTTTAATTTTTTATCATTTAATTCGGTTTTAAAAAATAATTCATATACTATATCATTATCTGACGAAAAAAGGGAAATTAACAATGAATCTATATAACAACTGTTTATGCCATCATATTCGAGCATATTATTATCATAACATATATTTATGGATTTTCTGCATCTCATAGTCTTTGGATGTCTTTCCTGATGTTCCTTACATTTTTTATATGATTTATTATTTATTATTTCATATTCAGGTTTAGCAATAAGTTTATTTCTACATCTCATAGTCTTTGGATGTCTTTCCTGATGTTCCTTACATTTTTTGTATTTGCGACCATTAATACTTTCTAAATCCATTGTTTTCTATAATATGAATTATTTAAAATTTGTTATATTTATATTATTATATAGATTTGTAAGTGACGCATTTATTAATTCAACTTTATAATTTAAAATATTATATTTTTTTAAACTTACTACATTATTATGTGCTTTAAATAATTCAAAAGTATAAAATACGGCTAATAACAAAAATTCTCTTAACATTTATTTAATTAATAGTAATTACTTTATATCATATTTATTAATCAAAGATTCAATATATTTATATGAATAGTCTTTTATACTTCATCATATTCTACTATATGGAATAGATGCCAATAATATCTCACAAGGAAAATGATCTATAGGATTACACATCCAACCTATACGTGCAATAATACCATATTTAATATTAAAATTATTAAATAAGCTCTATACATATAACAGTAAATCGGTATTACATGATGGTCAACAAACATAATCAAGATTATATTTTTTCATTAACCTTCCAATATCTATTACCAGTCACCCAATGCAAATATTTATTATAATGTTTTAAATTCATATAATTAATTTCTCTAAAACTTAATGGTGGATACACTTCGTTTTTTGATAATTCATTCTATTATTGCAAAAATAAAAAATTGATATTGACTGATTAAATAACTTAGCATTTAAGCTTGAATATCAATGCAATGTACAAAATGTCATAATAATAAAGATTTTAACGAATTTTCTTTTAAAAATAAAGCTGAAAAAATTTATTATCTATATTGTAATGATTGTAGAAATAAAACTTTAGAAGTACAAAAAAAATATAAGGAAAAAGCTAATAATGAATATAATTTAAAAAAGGTAGTTAATCTAGTTCATTGTGATTGTGGTATATCTTATATTTGCTTTAGAGATTATCATTTATATAGACATATAAACAGTAAAAAACATAAAAAATTAATTGCGATCAATAATGCTAATTTATAATTTCAAAGAAATACTTGAGCAAATTAAAATCAAAGGCATTGTGCATATTGGAGCCAATGAATGCGAGGAATCTAATTTTTATAATTTATTAGGTATAAATAATGTTATATGGATTGATGCAAATCCTAATTGTAATAAAAAATGTAATAATGTTTGCAATTATTTAGTATGGAATAAAGACAATATTGATTTCATTTTTAATGTCTCAAATAATAGCGAATCATCTTCAATTTATTCTTTTAAAGATCATTTAATATATTATCCAGATGTGTATTATAACAAAAAAATCAAAATTAAATCACATACGTTAGATACTATTTATAAGCTTGAAAATATAGATATAAATAAATATAATATGTGGAATATATGCACACAGGGTTCAGAAGATAAAGTATTACTTGGGGCTTTAAATAATATTAAAGACATAGATATCATATTTATCAAAATATATACTAAGGAAATATATGAAAATAATCCTAAAATATATGATATTAATAATATATTATTACCACATAATTTTAGACGTATTATAACTGAAACTACAAATTTAGGTTGGGGATTTTCCTTATATGTAAAAAAAAATATTGTCTTTAAGTATAAAAAGTAAGTATAAAATGCCAACTGCTAAGGGAGGCAGTAATTGCAATTGTGATGCGCAAAATGGCGGCAAAAAGGCCAAAAAGGCCAAAAAGGCTAAAGGTGCAAAAAAACCTACAGCATACAATTTATTTATGAAAAAAGAAATACAACGTGTAAAAAAAAATGATCCCACTCTTGATCACAGAGAAGCTTTTACACAAGCTGCTAATAATTGGAGTAAAAATAAAAAATAAATTTATTTTTATTAACTTTCTTTATTTATAAGAGAAGAGTCGGGATATGACTTTACGGTTTGTTCCTCCAAATAAAAAAGATTATACTATTTACTCAATATCTAATTGTAAATATTGTAAAATGGCATGTAATAAAATAAAAGCAACGAGTAAAGTTATTAATTGTGATGATTATATTTTATCACTAAGAGATCGTGACGCATTTTATAAAAAAATACAAAAATACACAAAGATAAAATATATACACTTTCCTATGATATTTAAGGATGCTAAGTTTATAGGAGGTTATAAAGAGATTATCTCTCAATCCAAATCTGATAAGGTATCGTAGTCGTATGGATCATACATGGTATCATTGTAATTGTCCCCGTCGGATGTGGTATCATCTTCTATGATACAAGAGATATTCCCATATGTCCTGCGATTAATTTTTTTTACTTTTTTAACCTTGAAGATATCATACTTCTCGACATTATTCCTTGCAACTGTGAACATTATTATAAGTTTTGCGATGGTGTTAATCTAACAAAGTTTGTTAGAGCTTCAATGTATTTACTTCTCAACTGTCCAGATTGTTTTTGATATTTTTATATTTCAAAGGCGGTATCAATTTTTTATTATTATTTAACATATTTTTCTAAAAATTTACACCTTTGGATTTTTCAAATAAACATTTAAAATATATAAATTTATTAAGTAATAAAAAAATTATAAATGATTTATTAAAATGTTGTCAATAATTTTTTTTATTGTTCCATTATCTCTTAATAATTTCATATTTAATTCGTTATTATAAATAATTTTAACATTTTTGAAACACTCTAAATAATTACATTGTGATATATGATGGTCGCTATTTTTATCTTTAACCATTGTATCGCCATATAAAATGTAATCTGTTTGATTATTAACTATAAGTTTTAAATCTCCATATTTTTTATTTATTGGATTAATTAATTTTGTTCTCGGAATAAAAGCTATAACATTACTTACATTACATAATGAACCAAATAATATACTTGCATATCCACCAGCTGATACTCCCATAAATAATATTTTTTTATAATTTGAATTTTTTATTATACTGTTAAGATATAAAACGGTATCTTCTATATTATTTGCAATGCCATCAATTCCTTTATGATACCAAGATTGATTTTTGTCAATATAAAAATATAAATCTGTATTTTTTTGAAATGTTTTTGATAGGTAATTTAAAAATTCAAATGGCAATATTCCCCCCATTTTTAATGCCATACCACCAAAACATATAATTAAATTTTCGGAATTATTTTTAATTATTTTATGTTCATTCATATATTTATATTACTTAATTATATTTTATTTTTAAATCTAATTTTAGTGCTTATTTGAAAATTCCTAAGGTGTAAACATTTAAACATTATAACATAAGGACATTTGATTACCAAATGTTGATTCACCGTTATAATAAATATATAGAAACCCATCTTCATCCTTCATATCATTATATAAATATGACATGTTTGCTGATAGAGGAGGTAATACATTATTAATAAATACAAATATAGCCTTATCACAACTAATTTTAATTCTTTTTCTAATTATAACTATAAACTGACTTAATGTCATATCAATTGGAGCGAGAAATTTACTTTTATTAATATCATTTAAATTACACCCTATAGCTTTTTTGACAATTATTGGTACGCGTTCGGGATATTTTTGTCTTATTCTTTTTGTTTCTGCGATTCTATGTTTAATATCAGTATAAGTCATATATTTCTATAAAATATATATATTTAATTCTTAATTGAAAAATGAGTACATAATTCTAAAAAAGTTTGTAATTTAAAAAAGTTTCTAAAAAATTAATAAAAATAAAATTATGTACTCAAAATTCATTATATAAAAGATATATTTATAAATTAAATATAAAATGGGTAATTTTGGACTATATAATGTACTTGGTGTTGATAGAAATGCATCACAAGATGAAATTAAAAGAGCCTATAAAAAATTAGCAATGAACTATCATCCTGATAAAAATAAAAGTGAAGATGCTGAAAAAAAGTTTAAAGAAATATCAAATGCATACAATGTATTAGGTAATGAAGACGAAAAGCAAAAATACGATATGAGTGGTGGAGACGAAAATTATAATAGTGGTGGAGGCGGAGGTATGAGAAATCCTCATGATATATTTGAAGCAATCTTTAGAAGCCATGGGTGCGGTAGTTTTGAAGATGACATATTTGGAGGTTTTGGTGGCTTTGGTAGAGGAGGTAATAGTAGAAATGAACCTGCTAAAGCACCATCTATTGAAAAAAATTTTAACTTAACACTTGATGATATATATGAAGGTGTTAAAAAAGAACTTAATATTACTATTCAAAAATACTGTACAGAATGTAATACATGTTGTCCAGTTTGTGATGGTAAAGGAATTGTAAATAGAATACAAAGTATGGGAATAATGCAAACAGTGTTTAGAACACAATGTAATAAATGTGATGGTGATGGTTATATTATTGAGGGAAAATCGGGTTGTAAAATATGTGGAGGTAAGGGAAGTTTCAATAAAGAAAAACGAGCTACACTTATTATTCCAAGAGGGGTTGATGAAAGTTATAAAACGGCTTTTCCCGAATTAGGAGAGCAACCCAAAACAAGTAATGTAAAACCCGGTGATTTAGTAATTGGCGTTAAAATACTAAATCATAAACATTTTGATAGAAAAGGAGATGATTTGTATTATAAAAAAAATATATCCTTTATAAATTCTATAATTGGTGAAAATATAACTATACCTTATTTTAAGGAAACTATAGAAATTAATACAAATACATTTGGTGTACTATCAAATGGTAAAAAATATTTAATTGAGGGTAAAGGCATGCCCAAAAAAAATGGTAAAGAAAAAGGAAACATGTATATTGAATTTATTATTAATTATCCAAAAATTAAAAATAAAGATAAGGTAAATAATCTTAAAACTGCATTAGAAGAAGTTTTTATATAACAATATTATTTTTTTTATATTCTACAGCATTAATTATATCAAACACCGGATATAAATCAGTATTAAATCTGTCAAAACCGTATTTTTTTGTAAAATAAGCTAATTTTTTAGAAAAAACATCATTAAATATTTTTGAGTCATCACTTGATACTGGTATAAATTTATATTCTCCATTTGTTATTATTTTTTTATTGATATAAAATACTGTTTTATCATCTTGAGAATGAGTTAAATATTTACTATCTAATTCTAATAAATCAAAATAATGAAATGCATTTTCTATATCTGTTGTTGTAAAATTATTATTTATATTATTAACCTTAAATGTAGTTTTATTTATTTGAAAATCATATTCAATACGAAAAATATAATTTTTTAAAATATCTTTAGTTTCCTTTTTATTTACTACATAAATTTTATAATAGAATTTTTTATCATAATTTTCGTTGACCGCTATATTATCAATAATATTTCTACAGCGCTTTAAATTACTTGCATCTCTAAATATAATATCGCGATATAATATATATATTATAATTAACATAATGATAATAAATAACATATTTAGCATATGCTGATAGCTCGAAAGAGAAAATGTAGTAGATTTAACTAATGAAAGAGTGTAAAATACATATTGTGCATTTGCTTCAAGTTCAGTTACAAATTTTTCTTGCATTTCAGCAACTAAATATATAAAATTATTATTACTCATTATAATCTACTTTTATAATGATATTTTATCTTTATTTTTATTAGCATATATTATATTATATATAATAGTATCACTATTATATAATTCAACATCTTCATTCTCGCCAATTTTTTCAGCATAAGTTGCATTTGCAGTATATCTTGTAAAATCTAACAATTTCATAGATGTATATGTTTTGTGTATTTTATTGTATTTATCTACAGAAACAATTTTAAAAAAATCATTATCTATTTTATTAATATTTACACCATCTATTATTTTAATTTTCATTGATGACAAATCATAATATCTTAATTTTTTATCACTATTATCTTTTGATTTCATAATAAAATAATTATTAACAGATTCTAATGGATAATTTAATTGTAATCCCAAATAATCAAGTAAAAAATCAAAAATTTCTTTTAAATTTTGATTAATTTCATCTAATGTTTTATTTTTTAAATTATTAGTATTAGTTTCAATATCGTCTGGAACATAATACTCACCAGCAATTAAAACATAACTATTGTTATTATATAATTTATCTTTATAATAATCTATTGGAGGATTAGTTTCTTCACTAACATCTGTATAACCAAGATGGGTGAGTATGGCAATATTTACGTCATCGTATACTTTGTATTCATCATTGTGATTATCTTTGCTATTATGAGTAGGATCTGATATATAGTGTGTGTGGGGGAGCAATGACGAGGGCCCTGGTCGCGGGTAGTGCTCGATGTAGCAGTTGATCAGGCATGCATTCCGCTGCCAGCCGTTTAGTGTTGTTAGTCGGCACTTACTATTGCATTCCTCTCTTTCTTCCTCTCTCTCTTTGATCAGTCTCTCTCTCTCTCTTTCGTTTTCTGCGCGCTCTCTCACTCTCTCTCCCTGTGCGTGTGCGGATAAATGGTACTCTTGGTGAGAGTGTCCTAGAGTGTGATCATTTATTTCCTCTGATGTTGGTAAAAATTTTTTCCATGACTTAACAATTACATGTCCACTTATAATCTTATTTAAATTAGCTTTATCATTTCTAATATCTTGAATTTTCTCATCTACAGTATCAGTAAATTCACTCATTGACTCTGTTAAACCTAAACCCGCGAATATTTCAATAAATAGAGTATCTTGAGTTATTTCAGGTAGTTTTTCATAGTAATTATCAATAGTAATTTTTTCATTAACAATAGACAAAATTTTTTTTTGTAGTGCCTTACCACTTTCGTTATCTTTAAATACTGGATTATCTTTATCTATTTTATCACCTGCGCGAAGAAATAATTTGCGATCGTAATCTAATAAAAGTTTATCAAATAATTTATTTTCACCATTTAAATCTTTACCATATTCAATTTTAGTATTGCGTGTATTGAAATCATATCTTATTTTAAGCAAAAAATAAGACAGTTTATCTTCAATACTATTTTTATCTATAATTGCAAAGGTGTAAACATAAGGTGATTTACTAACAGCATTCTCTTCAATAATTGTCAATATTTCAGCACAGTTAGATTTTTTTTTAGCAGTATTATATAATATTGTCCAATATAATACTATTGTTATAATAATTATAATAAATGAAAATGATAATACTAAAAATATATTATAATAATCAATTTTCTCAGTGAAAACATCGAACAATTTATTATGTATTAAATAATAGTAATATTGTATAATATTGTTCTTAGCTATATTCCAATATATAAAATAAAATACTATAAATGAAATTACAAATAATGTTGAATATTTAAGTATATCTGTGTAATTCATCTTCAACTCTATTCTTATTTAATATATATATAAACTAATGATTATTATATTCTGTATAGTTTTTCCAAAAGACTTGTAGCATTAACTTGTGTTTGTAAGATATTATTATTAAATAATGCTGTTGATAATTCTTTGTCCTTCATATCAGGTGTTATTATTTTATAATTTTTATATATTTCTGCATCTTTAGAATGCTGATAATTTTTATAAGCACCAATATAATAATTATCATAACTCTTGTATTTTTCTTCTAAATCGGTATAATAATAGTTATCTAAATATTTAGAATTATTAATATCATCATCTTCTTCATTTTTACCTTTTTTATTTGCAAATTTTTCGATTGCTTTATCAGGTTTTTTATAATTTTCAAAATTTTCTGTCATTGCTCCTTTGTAATTTACTTCAACTTTCTTTTCAATTATTTTTGCGAGTTCTGATGTATACGTTTCCAATGCTTTACCAAATGATGTATCTCCAATTATTGCTTTAAATATAGGTGTTAATTCTTTAAAAGGTGACCAACCTGCTATAAATTTTAACCACCAAATAGCAATAATAATCTGCCATATTATTAATAATATAATTATAAATATAGATATAGCACCTAAAAGTATTCCCCAAACTGACATTAAAGAAGCTACTGTTATGATTTGATATATCTTACATGGTATAAACATAATTGGTGATTTCATTCCAAACGTATAATCTTTCAGAGATTTAAAAATTAATGTATCATCAATTAATGTATTAAATAACTGTACAAAAATCTTGGATACTACAATAATTAAACTTATTATCCAAACATATACTATTATACTTACAAAATTTAATTTTGCCATTACCTTATACGGCTTTTCTATTAATTAAAGAGAGTATAAAAAATATCATTCAATTGAATATGTATATATACTAATAAGTTCTAAATTTTTGTTTTGACTTTCATTGAGATATATATTATATTCCGTTTTTATCGCCTCCCTAAGTTTTGTAATTTCTTTAGCAATTTTACTATATTTTTTTAGGAAAACAGAAAATATATTATCTATTTTTTCATTAAAATTTAAATTGTATTTTGTTTCTTTAAACAAAGTAATTACATTTGATTCTAAATGTGTTATATCAATAATAAGCTCATTGTTTTCACAATTGTTATTAACAATTTCTTCAAATGTAATATTAATATAATCAATAAATGACATTAATAAAAGTTGTAAGATATAAATAACTTATTAATCATTTTTTCATTTTTGAGGAGCAAATTTTATATAAAAATTGATTAAATAGGATTATATAATATCCAACAATAAATGTCTATTAAAAAGGCTTGTATTAACTGTCCCAATATGTATTATAAGGGCAATGAAAATTCACCTTTGCATTTTGGATTATCAGCAGAAGGTTATGATATTAATTCTGCAATGGAAGGATATGATAAAAATATTTGGATTGTTGAGTTAAAAAATGCTAAAAAAGTTTGGATAAGAAAAGATTCAGTTATTAAAATTACAAAAGAAGAACCTTTAATTTGTGAAGTTGAAATCTCTAATAATGCTAATAAAGATAAATCTTTAGCGAGTGTTCCAACAGATTATAATATTTATATTAAATATCGCTTACATTTTATTAAAAATGATCCAAATAGTGATAATAAAAGTAATTTTGATTCTGTGCGTGCAGAATGGCAGGATCTTAAAAAGGATCAAAAGAAATTAAAGGAGATTATGTTGGAAGCGAGAAAATGGTTTGAAGATATTAAAGATACTCTTCCTAAAAAAAATAGGCAGCGACAAAATCAAAAATTGATAGCTTAACTTATTTAAATAATAAGCATATAATAATATTTATATAAATGAATATCGTAAGTTTAAACAAGAATAATAATATTATCTTGATTGATTGTAGTTATTATATTTTTCATAGATATTTCGCAACTTTTAGATGGTTTAGTTTTCAGAAAATAGATGTGTCGATCGAAGATATTGTTAATAACGATATATTTATAAATGCTTTTTACAAGCACATCGATAACGATTTAAAGAAAATTTGTAAATTTTGGAAAACTTCAATCGATAATATAATTTTATGTAACGACTGTGTACGTAGTGATATTTGGAGAAATGATTTATACGATAAATATAAATCTACCAGAACTCAAAAAAATAACTTTAATAAAAAGATTTTCACAATATTTGGTGAATATGTTAAAAAATTAGGAATTAAAAATATTTCTTCAGAAAGGCTTGAAGGTGATGATATAGTATATATTACACAAAATACTATTAAAAATATTACCAATAAAAATATTATTATTATTACAAATGATAATGATTTTCTTCAATTAGTAGACAAAAATGTTCTTGTATATAATATGCAGTTTAAAGAATTGAAAAAGAGGGGATATGATGATCCTATAATTGATTTAGAATTTAAAGCAATTTATGGAGATAGAAGTGATAATATTCCTAAAATCTCAAGTAGCATTAATAAAGAAAAAGCACTAATGATTGCTAAAATGTCTGAAAATGAAAGAATTAATTATTTAACAGAAAATAATATGATTGATAAATATAATTTTAATATATCACTTGTGTCATTTAAAAAAATTCCAGAAGAACATATTGCCAATTATTATAAACATTTTAAAATTATATTAGAATAAAATTGTTCTATAATTATATAAAATTGATATTATATTATTATTATTATTACCATACACATAGCGTGATGATGACTATCCTCGATATCGTTCCCGAAAACACTACTCCCGAGGCAGAGATTGCCCTCCTTGCGAATTGTCACTGTTGTGCTGCTCACAAAAATAACAAGCCGACTACTCTGACTCCATGGACAGAGCTCCCTATGGATCACGCAGATTCAAGCATTAGCAACAAAGATGCATCTGGATTTCGCAAGTGCCAATGTGACTGTCGTCACAAAGCAAGATTCATTTGTAGGAAATTTTGTATAGCTTAATAAAATCTCTAAAAAATTATATGTTATATATTTTTTATATTTAATAATTAATATGATAATAGTAAAATATATTAATAATTTAACTAATTATGAATTGAATAGATGCAATAAATTAATTACCCAAAATTTCACCAATAATCGTATAAATACATATGAAAAAGCTATTTTATACAAAAATAATAACAATATTATAGGTTTTTTAGGTATAAGTCATGATAACTATTTAAACCAATTATGTGTTGATATAAAATACAGAAATAAAGGTATAGCTACTAATATGCTGAATGAGGCAAGAAATATACTTGATAATAAAATTTTTCTATTTATTGATAAAAATAAATATAATACAGAAGTATTGCTTAATTTTTATAAAAAGAAAGGTTTTTTTATTGAATATGAAAATGATATAGAATATAAAATGTGGAAATAATTAATTATGCAAATTAAGAATAAAATAATATCAATTATGTAAAAATTGATATATTTTTATTATTTTACAATAATTAAAATGGATTTTATTAATGTTTACGTAGATGGTTCTTGCATTAACAATGGAAGTCAAAATGCAATCGCTGGTTATGGTGTATATTTTGGAGAAAATGATGGAAGAAACGAATATGGTCGCGTTGAGGGAAAGCAAACAAATAATACTGGAGAACTCTCTGCAATCATTAGAGCTCTCGAAATACTTAAAGATATTGATATCAGAATCAATATATATACTGATTCAGAATATGTAATTAAGTGTGCAGGATATTACACAGAACGCTTAGCTAAAAATGAATGGAAAACTCAAAATGATAAAATTCCACCAAACTTAAAATTATTGAAAAAGCTTTATGAGTTAATTAAAAACAATAAGGAGAATATTAAACTACACCATATTAAAGCGCATACTAATTTACAGGATCCCAATTCAATTGGGAACTATCATGCAGATAGATTAGCAAATTTGGCAATTGGTGTTGATGTTTCAACAAAAGTTGAAAATAAAAAAAATTATATCACAGTATCCTATAATTATAAAGACGAAATTAAGAAATTGGGAGGGAAATGGGATGTAAATGAAAAAAAATGGTATTATGAAGATGATATTAGTGATGATAATAAGCGTGCTATCAATGCAATTGAGTTGTCTTGTGCTGAAAATAAAGAATTGCCTCCAATTCTTGAAGAATCTGAAAAAATATATGTTAAAATACCATTTAAAAATAAAGATGCAGCAAAAAAGCAAGGTGCACGATGGGATCCCAATTTAAAATCATGGTATTATTATTCTAATAATAAAAATAAAGATAAAATTATAACTTTGGCAAATAGTATTTAAATTTCAATCACCTTCTTAATGTAGTTTAAATTAATTAAAGGAAGTATCGGATTACATTCCCACAAATGAGTTTTTAGAAATGTTTGTATTTTATATTTTAAGGGATACATATGAAATAGACCCATGTAAATATCATTCATATATTTTTTATATTTTGGCTTTAGCAAGTGAGAGCTTTCTTTGGGTAATACAATAAGTAGTTGTACATATGATGGTACAAAATTATTATTAGATTCTATTTTCGGTTCACTATATGCAATTGAGTAATTCGTTAAGTCCTTTAGAGTAGGAGGGTAATTATATGGATAAAACCATTCACAATCAATATCACCCCCTTTATAGTAAGAATAAACCCAATATATACCCTTAATATAATTGTCACATGCATTATACATTACAGTAGAATCAAGAGTAATATTATTATCAAATATACATTTATAATACTCTTTATGCCAATTATCATTATTATTGTAAATAAAGTGTGCTAAAATATCTCTATTCTTGAGAGCATAGCATTCACTTGGTAAATTTGAATCACTTATTATTTTTTTATTAATATATTTTTGGCAAATATAGTGAATATCATTATTTTCAGTTTTGGATAGATATTTAAATATATTTTTAAGAGTTTCATAATTTATTTTGCTATTGGCTACAAGTAATCCATTTTCTTCAATTGAAATTTTTGTTGCAGAAATTAATTTATCAATTCCGTCTGTTTTTAGTTCTATAGTTAGTAAATGTGGGATAAAATCATTACCGAGTATTGATACCATAGTACAGTATGTTTCAATAATATCATTATCCGTATAATCTTCGTAGAGTATATTTAGATTCCACTTTTCTTTAACTTCTTTGAGAATAGCTAATTTTAAATTATCAATATTCAAATAATTATATATAGTTTTACCAGTATCCCTATCAATAGTTTCACGCATTAAGTTAATATTATTTTTGTGAGAAATTAAAGATAATATAATTAAATCTGCATCTAAACCATTTATAATAATATTATTATAATTAGTTTCGATTTTTAGTTTTTTGAATATTTTGTGTTCACCTTCTCCATTTTCATCACTTCCACTGTAAATTAAATCAACATCAAATGTAGAATATCTGATTTTTTTAGAAATAAATACGTTTAATTTGTTCATAAATTGTGTTCCAGGTGTTATAGCATTTGTATCCCATGTAGGTTTATTCTCTGTAAATTTGTCGTCTATTTTATTTCTATAAACAGACAGATATCTTCTTTTACGCTGTTGTATCATTTTAGCAGCTGGCGCAACACCATCAGCGCAAATTATATATTTCTTTGCTTTATAAGTTTTAATATAATATTCAATTTTATCCCATACAGCATTAATAATTTTGTCTTCCACATTTGATATATCACTATTATAAATAAATTCATGTGCTACTGTATGAATTATTCCATTGAAATCAATGGAATAGATATCTGTATTTTCGGGTTTTATATTAGTAACAATATTATTATATTTTTGTGATAATTTGTAAAAATAATAAGGAATTCCCATATTGATTATATTAATTAATAAATATTTATATGATAATCATTTTTTTATTTTTCTTGTAATCTAATTAGAGAATATAATGTTTAAAAATAATAGTCAAAGCATAAGTTTAAATGACATATTTTTTGGTTCCGAACAATCGAAATACGCGGGTATTGCCTTATTTGGTACTATATTTGTACTATGCATCGCTATATTATTTTCTAGTAGTAAAATACCCATCGATCAAAGATTAGCATTTGTACTATTTATTTTAATAGCTTCCGCGCCATCAGTACTAATGACACTTTTTGAATTAACATGTATTGTTACTGGTGGTAATTCTACAACCCGATGGTGGTGCTGGTTATTAGCATGGGTAATTGCAGTAATTATAATACTTTATTGTATATTGGTTGTTATATCATTAATATCGTCTATGGCGGGTTATGATGTTGCTAATCAAAGAGCTGTAATAAAAGAAGATGAAAAAAAAAATGAGAATGTAGCTGATTTAGAATTGGCAAATGATTTTGCTAATAAAATGCTTAGAGAAGATGATGAAATCAAGAATGCTTCTAAAAAGGTATCTGCTCCAGTTGCGAAAAAAGTAGCGCCTCGTCAAGTGCCACCTCAAGTGCCACCTCAAGTGCCACCTCAAGCGCCACCTCAAGCGCCCCCTTCCCAAATGCCACAATTAATGCCTCAAAGAGTTCCTCAACAATATAGTGGTGACATAATGGGATTTGATACAGCAAGTTCTGGTTATGCTTCATTATAATAATTTTATTTTTTTAAATATATTTAAGAAATCAATTAATATATTACTATAATGTTATATAATGAAAAAAAAAGATGATGAAACCAATAAAAAAAATAATTACTTTAGACCTCAAACATGTAGAAATTGTGGATTAAATGGGCATTTATATAAAGATTGTCCTCATCCTATAATGAGTTTTGGTATAATATGCTATAAAATAATTGATAATGAAATTAAGTATGTAATGATACAACGCAAGGATAGTTTATCATTTATGGAATTTGTAAGAGGAAAATATAATGCCGACGATTATGGATACTTAAAGCAGTTGATAGAGTATATGACTGATAATGAAAAGCAAATGATACTTAACTATACTTTCGATCAAATTTGGAACTATACGTGGTGCCAAACATCGAGTACTAATTTTAAGCAAACAAAAGAATATAGCGATTCAAAATCCAAATTTGAACACAATATTAGTAACAATTTTTTTAAAAATATTGTATCTATAAATGGTGCTAAAAATAATGATACAGAACAAGAATGGGGATTTCCAAAAGGTAGAAAAAAAATTAAAGAAGCAGATATAGATTGTGCTGTAAGAGAATTTTGCGAGGAAACACAATTATCCAAAGAGGATATTCAAATTAATAAAGATGTTATACCTTTTCAAGAAATATTTTTTGGTACAAATAATGTATTATATAAACACGTATATTATATAGCGAAAATAATTAAAGACGATGCTGAAATACTAATAGATAATAATTGCTTGGAACAGGTAAGAGAAGTTAGAGCTCTTAGATGGTTTTCTTATAAAGATGTATTAAATCATATTAAAAAACATAATATAGAAAGAATTAAAGTATTTAAAAAAGCCCATAATATTATAAGTACTACTTTATTATAATATATTACAATTTAATAGAATAATGATTAAAAGCAAAACTGCTAAGAAAAAAGAATGTCCAGATGGACAAGAAATTAATCCAAGAACTGGTAGATGTGTTAAAAAATGCAAGGAAAATGAGGAAAGAAATGCAGAAACGGGAAAATGCAGAAAAAAAAAAGCGGAAATGCTAAAAGTAAATAAATTTGTAGCAGAATCAAATAGTGGTAGCGATGATCCTGATATAACACTATATTATCCTGATGTAAAAGATAGCGATTTCCAAGTAAAATTAGCAAACAATATGAATTTTGCTATACATAAAATACCAAAATTTCCTATAATTGATACGGTTGATGATTTTAATAATGTTGCTAATAAATTGTGTAGTACGTTTGAAACATCTCTTTATCAGCATTTTGTTAGTCAGTATTTATCATATAAAACGCCTTATAAAAGTATATTGCTATATCATGGAGTAGGTGTTGGTAAAACATGTTCAGCAATTACTATGTCGGAAGCATTATTATTAGCACATGATAATATCGAACCTATGATATGGGTAATAATGCCACAGGCCTTAAAGCAAAGTTTTAAATCACAAATATTTGATATTGAAAACTATACTTTTGAAAATTTACTAAATCAGTGCACGGGTGATACTTACATAAAATTATTAAATATTTATAAGGCATCATTTGGTAAAAAAAAGGTTCTTAATGCTGAATTAAAAAGATTATTAAAATTTAGATATAAATTATTTACATATGACAGTTTTGCTAAATATATAAATGAAAATTATAAAGACAAAATTGTTGAAAATAAAGTAATAATTGTCGATGAAGCTCATAATATAAGGAGTACAAATAATAAAGATAAATATTCATTTACTATTTTATCTGATGTTTTAGAATCGGGTGTTAATAACAAATTGGTATTACTATCAGCTACACCAATGTACAATGAACCTCGTGATATATTAGACTTATTTAAATTAATGTTATTAAATGATAAAAGAATTAGTATTATTAATAATAATCCCAAAATATTTAATAATCAAAAATTAGTAATTGATGATGAAGTCATTAAGTTAATTAAAAAATTATCATCTACTTATATATCATACTTAAGAGGAAAAAACCCTTTTACATTTGCATTAAAATTAAATCCAGAAAATAGTGGTATACCTGTTTTAAAAAAAATACCTGTTAGAGACCCTTCCAATAAGCTAATCCCTAAAAATGAATTAAATTGGTTAAATAATATTGATAACGGCATTGTAACATCTAACTTAAGTATTTCTCAAAAAGAGCATATAAAAAAATTGAGTATTGATGATGAAAAAGTAGATGAAGATTATAGTGATGATATTGAAGATAGTAGTGATGATTCAAAAAATGATAAATCTGAAAAAAATAAAAATATGAAATTGTTGCAACCGATGAATATTGTTTATGATAACGAAATAGGTAACAAGGGTTTTTTTACATTTTTTACAAAAGTAAGAGAGACTGATCCATTGTCTGTAAAATATACAAAAAAATATGAAAATGCATTGATTCCCACATCAGACAATTTGGGTAAGTATTCAGGTAAATTTTTAACAATTTGTGATATAATTAAGAAATCTAAAGGCGTGGTAGTTATTTATTCGAGATTTTTGTACTCGGGTATTTTACCATTTGCAGTATGTTTAGAACACATGGGATATAATAGAGAAGGTGCTAATAATATATTAAACAGTCCAAAAATTATTGATAATAAACCTTTTTATGAAAACGTAAAAAATCCCAAATACTGTATTTTAACCAGTGACAATAAAGAAATAATGGGATCTACAAATATTGATACATTAATTAATAAAATAAATAAACCTGAAAATATCAATGGTGAATTAATAAAAGTTATATTAATTACACCTGTTGCAAGTGAAGGTTTGAGTTTTTATAATGCGCGCGAAATACATTTAATAGAACCATGGTATCATTTTAATCGTCCTGAGCAAATTATAGGTAGAGGTATTAGAAATTGTAGGCATCAAAATTTACCACTTGATGAAAGAAATACTACGGTATATATGCATGCAAGTAAAAACAATGACGATAAAAAAGAAACAATTGATATTCATGCTCTTAGAATTTCAACACGAAAATATATTGATAGTACAATAGTTGATAAAATTATTAGAGATAATGCTGTTGATTGTATACTGATGAAAAATATAAATTATTTTCCAAAATCTATATTTAATATCGGTAAAGTAAAACTCAAAACATCGCAAAATAAAATATATGAATATAATTTCGGCGACGAATTACATTATGAACCAGCATGTAAAGATAATATTGCTAAATTAGATACAGATGGATATAATATCGAATCTTATAAACATTTGCTAAAAAGAACACAAAATTCATTGAAACAATATTTACAAAATAAAATAGATAATGGTGTATTTTTTATAGATTATGGCGAAATAAAAGATTCGATAAATATTGATGATGAATTATTGTCATACACAATTAGAAAATCAATTTACCCATATAATTTATTAAATAATTATTTTTTAATAATGCACAACAATGGTATAAAAATAATTAGCGATAACTTAAAGAAAATAAATAAACTTAGTATCATAATTGATAAAATTGCTGCTAAAGATGATGTTGTTGTAAAATCAAAAGATAAATCATCACATGGTAAAGCGCCATCTTATTTGGATTTAATTGATATAGATGTTAAAGATATTAATTCAACAACTGTATCATTATATTTAAGTTTAGATAATGCTAAATTTTTATTATTAATTAAGTCAATATTAAAATCAGAATATACTGATGAAAAAACAACTTTTCTTGAAAAGTGCCTATATAAACAAGGAGTATTAATTAAAAAAGAGGAATTACCATCATATACTAAAAATACTAATAAATATATCGGATATGTCAATATTTACGACTTAAATAATAAAGAAAATGATGTTGCAAAAATCGATATCAATATGTTATCAACTGAAACAAATAAATTCGAAAATGCATCTAAACGTATGATAGACGAATTTGTAAAATCGAGAAAGAATTCAATTCAATTACCCGATGACATGTCTCGCGAGGAAATGCCTTGGGGATTTATTGAACCAGCAAAAAGTAAAGATACTATAATTAACAAATTTAAAATATTTTCAACAGATCCAGTTGTAGGTAAGGGGAAAAAAACAGGTCGTGTTTGTGATACATATCAAGATGTAGATCATAATAGATTTATGAACCAAATAAATAAAACAAGGGACAGTAAACATAAATTTAAAAATAAAAAAATATTTTGCAATACAATTGCAACTAAATTAATGAATGAGAATAAACTAATTTTATTACCAATTTATAAACCTAAATAGTTAATTCTAATGTTTCTGTATACTTTTCTTTATTATATGTTATCATTGCACCATTATAGTTTATTATTTTGTTTAAAATAAATGATACAAATAATGCTGTTGATTTATTCCATTTATTATTTACTATACCAGACATTATTTCTGAATTTTTAGTAGCACCAAATACTTTATTAAATTCTATTTGAGATATAAATTTAATTAATTTATCTTTTATTTCATTTATAAAATCAGGAAAACTATTTGTTTCTCTTACTATAAGTTCGATTGGTTTAATTAATTCTTCTTTTTTCTTTTGAGATTTTTTTTTACTACTTTTTATAATTTCATTATCTACATATTCTATTTTTTTGACGATAGGTTCTATGTATTTAATATGTTGAGTAAACATATTATATGTTTCAGCATTATTTGGCTTCCAAATTAATTCATTATCGCATTTTGACTCTAATTTATCATATAATACTTTAATCATTATTTTATATATAAAAATTGCTATATTTCTATATCATTTTTTATGCTATTAAATAATCTTCATAATTTAACTCTTTTTCATATTGATTACATAATAAAGAATTTTGCTTGCTAAATTTTTTCTTAAGCAAATAAAATTTCATACTTGATGAAAATTTCTGTTTTGGTACAACAGTTGCACTATTTAATTCAGTAACTTCTTCATCAATACTTTTAATATCATCTCTATCTTTATTATTTTTTTGAATTATAGAATCATTAAGTTTCTCTTTAATAGTTTCATATTTAGATATTTCATTTTGAGATTTAATACAAAAAGAAATATAATTATTAATTTTAACTAAACTGTCCTTTGATAACCAATTTAAATTTAAAAACACACCATTATTATTTTTTGTATAATTAATATTATACTTTTTAATAATATTAAAAAGCTCAATTAATTCATTTGATGTAAGTCGTGATATATTATTTTGTATTAGTTTACATAACTCGTTTTTATTCATTTTATTTATTATATTTATAATAATATTTTATATATTTATATACTAAAAGTCATCATTGTCACCAATATCATCAATTTCTGTATCCATATCGTCTACTTCTAATTCATCATCAAATTCTTCTTCTGATTCTTCTTCTTCATCATCATCATCTTCGTCATCATCTTCTCCTTCAACATCATCGTATTCTATTTTTTTAATATTCATTTTAACTTTTTTATCGTTATCTACATCTTCTTCTTCTTCATCTTCTTCTTCTTCATTATCGTCCATAATATCAGTATATACTTCAATATTGTCATCGTCATTATCTTCGACATCTGAAGGTTCGTCATCAATATATTCATCAATTTCTATTTTTTCTTCTTTATCCTTAATTATTTTACCTACAATAGATATCATTTTATCATATAAAGTAAATTTTTTACCACAAACTTGAACATTTACTGTATCACCAATGTTAACATCGTCAATATTAACTTCTGATTGAATACCAGAAGTGATTCTTGGTATAATTACTTCTAATATAGACATATCATTATAAGATCCAATTGCCCTCAATCCCAAATTATTTTTAGCTTTAATTACACATTTAATAATAGAGTCTTGTGTTGGATTGCATATTTCAGCAATACAGCTTAAATCATATGCAATATTTCCGTTCAAATGAGATTCTTTACAATAACCTATTGATCTTTTAATTACTTTGATACTATCCTTTTTGATATAACCATGTTTACTACAATTATTCTCAAGCGTAGTTTTAACTTTTGTTAAAATAGTTGCATCAAAATTTTTATTAAGCTCTTTTGGAGTTAATATTATAGTTGTATTAAACTTAATTGGCATAAACATTTTTGACATTACTCAGGAATTTAATCTATAAGAATATATCATTTTTTTTATTTATATATTAAAAATTGATAATCTATATTATATTTTTATTTATTAGAGAACTAATATGGAAATTTCCAAAGATCATTCTATATTTTCAATTATTGATAAACATTATTCGTTGATAGAAGAAGATTGTAAATCTTGTATTAAAGTAACTAATTCTATATCATGGAATGATGTGGAATATGAAAATTTTATTAATGTAATGAAGTCAATGAATTATACAGAAGATGTTGAACCGCAAATATTAGAAGTCTATGCAATGGATATAATATTGAAAATTTCTGGAAATGCCAGTATAATTAAGTATTGTCAAAATAGCAAGTTTAAAAGTAAAAAGTTTGAATGGTTTAAAAATAAGGTAATTTCTAAAGATATTGTTAATGATTTACTTAATTCAAATTTAAACTTTTATTCTGTAAAAACAACTCTAACAAATGATGCAAATATTCCTACTAATTGGAATAATATTAGAAAGTATTTTAAAGTTGTTAAAAATATCAAATATACAGATCCAAAAACGCAAGTTAAATATATTGTGAGCATTACTAAGGGAAATGATATTGAATATGATGAAACTAAAGATGATGATATGTTTTATAGTATAACAAATTCTGGAATTTTAGCAACAAAGCAAAAATACGAATTTTATATTGATATAACAAATACAGAAAAAGATAATATACTACCTGCATTGATTAAAATGGAACAATCATTACATTTATCAACATTTATAATATCTAAAACACAGCAGCAAGAAATTATCAATAAATACTATGAGCTTGTCAAAGACGATATTACAATAAAATCTTATAATAATAGAAATCCAAATCGTCCGCCATTAATCACACCAAAACCAGTAACACTTGAAAAAATAAATATATTAAATCCCGATGATTATGGGATTGTAAGTATATTATCCGAATATACAGTTGCGGAAAAAGCAGATGGGGAAAGATTATTAATGTTTATTGATGATCAAGGAAAAGTATATTTAATTAATAACACATATATGGTAATAGATACTGGAATATCAAGCACAAAAGAGCTATATAACACTTTAATAGATGGTGAATACATTACATGTAATAATAGAAAAGACAATTCAAATAAAGGATTATATGCCGCATTTGATATTTATTATTATGGTGGAGATAAAATAACTAATTTGCCATTGATTGATAATGATCAAAAAGTTAATACCAGATATAAATATCTATTAAAAACTGTTAGCCAATTAAAACAAAATGAATATTCTATGGATTATATAGTCAAAGAGCATTTATTTAATTCTGATATATTAAAAGATTGTGATAAAATCTTATCAGGTAACAAGGTTTATCCGTATGATATTGATGGTTTGATATTTACTCCAGCTAAATTAGCACTTTATTCATATTATACAAATAAAGTTATGCCTATTACTGATAATGTTAAATGGGATAGAGTATTTAAATGGAAACCACCTGAGCAAAATACAATAGATTTCTTGGCGAAGCAGGCGAGAACAATAACTATTGATGGAATAAAATACAAAGAATTTTTATTATATGTGGGTTATAATGCTTCACAATGGGAACCTTATACAATCGATGAAGCTCTAAAAATAGCATATAACAAAGAATATAGATTAATGATACAAAATAAAAAGAAATCTTATATACCCAAATTATTTCAACCTAATATATACTATGAAAAAGGTATCGAAAAGCTACTGGTTAGAATAGATTCTAATGGAAAATCTAAATGTGAAAGTGGGGAAGTTCTTGAAGGCGATATAATAATTGAATGTATTTATCAGCTTGATAGTGCTATACCTGCGAATATGAGATGGAAGCCAATGCGTATTCGCGAAGATAAAAACCGTATTTATAAAATGGGTGAATTATCTAAAACTGCAAATGATATGAGTGTTGCAATTAATATATGGCGATCTATACATAATCCAGTAACTGAAAGTATTATTAGAGGAAATAAGCCGATTATACATATGGATGTTAATGAAAGTGAAAGTGAAAGGCTATTGGAGGCTGATGATATTTATTACTCTCGTAATATCCCAAGAGATGCTATGTTTTCATATAACATGTTGCAATTTCACAATTTGGGAATAAAAAGAATGCTTTATAGTAAGCCTAAAAATAAAAACAATTTGATTGAATTAGCATGTGGCGAAGGCGGTGACATGTCTCGTTGGATTGATAATGGTTATAAATTTATTTTAGGAATTGATTTAGTTAAAAATAATATTTATGGCCCTCGCACAGGTGCTTATAGCAGAATGTTAGAGAATAGAAAGAAATTTTTCAGAAATACCAATGTTAAGGATAAAATTTTATTTCCAAATATGGTATTTGTTGCTGGAGATTGTGGAAAAAGCATTATGGATGGTGAATGTTCAAATTCAATAAATGACCAAGAAAGTTATAATATGTTACAAACAGTATTAAATAAACGAAAAGGCGATATGCAGAAACATTATTCACATATTATCGGCCAAGGAGCTAACGGATTTGATGTATGTTCTTGTATGTTTAGTATTCATTACTTCTTTAAAAGCGAGGAAACACTTGATTCATATTTAATGAATGTTAGTTCTCTTCTAAGAAAAGATGGCACATTCTTCTGTACTTTTATGGATGGTAAAAGAATAGAAGATGAAATAAATAGTACTAATGGTGATATGATTGAAGGTGTTAAAAATACTGAAATTAGTGTTAAAAATAAAGTACCAATATGGGCTATAATACGTAGATATAGCAAAGATGATAAAAATATGTATAATAGAAAAATAGATGTATTTATTGAATCGACAAGCAAATTTATACCTGAATATTTGGTTTCATATGAATTATTAGTTGAAAAATGTAAAAGTTATAATTTAGAATTGGTTGAAAGTGAATTATTTTCAGAATATTTTAATAAAATTAAAGAAGAAATTCCAGAAGATGATAAAGAAAAAGAAAATATTCATAAAATTGTAATGGAACTTGATAAGGATCCAGTGCAGAAGAAATTCAGTTTCTTTAATAGATGGTGTGTATTTAAAAAGATTTAATTATTTCGTATATAAGCGTTTATTTATTTTTTAAAATATAATTAAGATGATATTATTTTATAGCCCCCAATGCAATCATTGTAATATGTTAATTGATAATATTAAAAGATATGATAAAGAACAAAAAATTAAATTAGTATCAATACATGATTTATTATCTGAAAATATTGGTATAGAAAAAACAATACATTCTGTTCCTGCATTTATGATATTACCTTCAAAAGAATTATTATTTGGCAAGTCAGTATTTGATCATCTATTATTACCCGGAAGAGGTATTTTATCTAATACACAAAACACGCGATTAGAACGTCCAGAGACAACAAATCAAGATATAGATAATTTAAAAGCGTCAAAGCCCATTGAAAACAGTGAAAATCCAGATGAACCATTTGCTTATTCATTAGGTGGATTTAATTTCTCTGACGGATTTTCATCAATAGACGAAAATAATACTGGCGAATGCAAAGATAAAGGATATAATTGGGATTATATTACAAATGATAAAAACATTACTGATAATATAGGTGAATTTAAAATTTCAGAAGAATCAAATAAATCAATGCCATCTTTAGATGAGTTAAAAAGAATGCGCGATGAAATAAAATTTGATTAATTAAAATATATAAGGAATATCTCACATATTTTTATATATAATAATGTCAAATCAATTTGTTTTTAATCAATATTATATTGATTTTATTAAACGTTTAAAACAAGCTTCGAGAAATATTAAAGATGAAGGTAAGGAAAATGAAAATTATGAATTAGCTAAAGAAGTTATGAAATCTATTAAAAATAATTATGTAACTCTAGACAAATCGTCGGATGAATATATAATATATATAAATAAATTGCCAGATACATTTTGGCCGTCTTATGTAGATGCAACATGTGAAAATATCAATGAATGGTTTGATAGTGAAACTGTTAAAGACGTTGAATTATATCAAAATATAACTATTGCAAATATGCGCAAGTTAATTAATGATGATTTCCTTTGCAGTCATTTTTTAACTGTGTTTTACTTGTTTAAATCTGAATTAAGTGAAGAAAATGTTAAAAAATATGTATCAATATTACAAGAATCATTCAAGACAGAATTATATGAAGAATTAGAAAATGAAGAACATAAAAATTTATTAAAAAGATTAAATGAAATTAAAAAGCGCAACATAAAAGAAAAAACCGGTGTGAATATGGCAGGGATGGAAGATACAACTCTTGGCAAATTAGCTAAGGAAATATTGGATGATGTTGATGTTGACAAATTACAACAATCATTAGGCGACAAGGGCGATTTATTAAAGGCAATTGGTGATCCCGATAGTGGTTTCAGTGACTTGATTTCAAATGTAAGTAGAAAAATGGCTACTAAAATATCGAATGGTGAGCTCAAGCAAGAAAATCTTCTACAAGATGCTATGAAATTTGCCACTACGATGCCGGGACTATTTGGAGGGGCAAATCCAGGAGGTTCTGGAAATTCAAATAAACAACAACAAGACATGGCTAATATGATGAATATGATGAATAATATGATGAATAATAAAGATAGCGCAAATATGTTTAAAAATATGATGGGTGGTGCTGGTGGTGGTGCTGGTGCTCGTAAGGGAAGCAGGGCATCTTATAATAAACATGCTTATAAAAAAGCTATGGCTGCTAACAAACTTAAAAATAAATTAGCAAAACGTCAAGAAGAAAATCAAGAAGTTTCTAATGAATAAAAATAATATAAATATTTAGAGTAATAAACAAAATGTTTTGGTTAGACAATATATCAGAATTAACTAAATCAACAATAATTCCAGATATTAATATGACTATAGAAGAAAAAATTAATACAATAATACGTTTTATATTATTTGTAGGATTAATATGTAGTTTAATATTTAACGATACTCGATATATATTATTTGTTATTATTATTATGATTTTTTCTATATTAATTATAAATTATCAGTATGAAAAAAATATGAAAATCGAAAAATATTTAAATTTAAATGATTTAGATATAGTTGACAATACCCCATGTGTTAAACCAACTGAATCTAATCCATTTATGAATCCCAACATTCTCAATATAAATGATGATAGTGCAGTGTTTAGCGCATGTCCTATTACAGATAATAAAACAAGTGGTGATATGGATAAATTATATTTTAAAAGAATATTTAGAAATACTGATGACATATATGATAAAGCTACACAAGATAGGCAATTTTATACAGTACCATCGACTACATTTCCAAATAATAGAGAAGATTATATAGATTGGTTATATAATCGTGGTACATCATGTAAGGAAGGTAATGGATTAAAATGCTATACCAATTTATATAATAATGTAAAGAATTCTGTTAAAATCTAATTATAATATACTTTTTTTTATAAAATTATAATTATTGCAATATGTCGCGTAAAATTATCATAATACTTTTAATGAATGGTTAGAAGAATTTTTAGATATAACGTAATTTGCGAATTATGATAAGGATAATTGATTTTTAAGTTTCTTAATAATTAAAAAGTTGTTAAAAAAGCTTTATTATTCTATATATAAATAAATAATATTTTTAATATTTAAAATGAAAGAAAAAACCAGCGTTATGTATTCTTACGTTGTTAATGACGACGATACCAAAGAAAGCAAAATAGAATATGAAAAATACTCTAAATATACAGATGATAAAGAAAAATTATTAACCTATAAAAAAAATACCTTATATGATGTTCAAACGGGACACGTAATTAATAATGAAACTTTTAATGAATTACATAAAAATGAAAATAATATCAATGAAATAATTGGCAATAGTTTAAATAATACTAATTGGAAAATAATAGAAAGTAATAATAATATAATTGAAAAAACTTATTCGAAGGAATATGATAATCTAAAGTTGGATATAAATTATGATATTATTAAAAAATGTGAAACTAAATATTTAGATGATAAATAAAAAATTTTATATATTATTTAAGAATAGATAGATAATGAGTAATAAATTTGATGGCTCTACGAGTTTATGTACTGATACATGTTGGAAGGTAGCTAAGGATTTACATAATAAAAAAATAGAAGGCTATAATATTTTTCCAAATAATCCCATCGATTGTACAAGTCCATATGTTAGAATGACTGATATGTATTTAGATCATCCTAACTTAAGAGGTCGTCCTGGATATGGGTTAGCTGATGATTGCTTGATAGATAGTTATTCAAAACTTAGAAATGATCCATCGTCCATGACACATGATAAATGCAGAATGCAATTATTAAGCCGTATATTTACTTCTGGGCCTAATTTAAGATGCGGTAAAACAAATATTGGTAGCGAATTGCAACTTATACAAGGTGATAATACTAATAATGTACAATGTAGAAAAAGTATTATGGAAGAAGAAATGAATAATTTTATGCCCTTATTAGATTGTGTTAAAGATGTACAAGATCCTGATAACATTGTACCAAAATGGGTGAATGGTGGCGAAGATACCAGATCTTACATAAATAGAGCAGAATTTAATAAACACTGTAATTGGCAAGGAAGAAATAGAAACTTTTCTATATAATTAAAAAAATCTTATATTATAGAAGATATGAGTTTTAATAGAACAACATACGACAATTGTTCATATAAGCAAGAGTTACAAGGTAACGTTAGCACTTTACAATATTTATTATCTCCATACAGATACGAACATGCTAACAAATGTAGACATCAATTAGGTTTTATTGGAGGTACATCTGTATCTCACATTAAAGGCAACTTAGTTGATTTAGATAGTGAATTACGAGGACAAACCAGAATTGTATCTAAATGTAATACAAACCAATATGTACCAACAGGTGATGGTATAATCAAAAACGATAAAACTCCTCCAATAGATACTGCAATGCTTCACTTACCCGCTTGTCAATCTATAATGTATCGTGAAATACCTGCACCTCCAAAAATAAACTATGATAAATGTTAAATTATTTTTAACACATATTTCCTAAATAGTTAAATATGAAGTAATAAATTAAATATAATGGGCCTAACATAAATGCAAAAAATGCAAATATTAATCTAACAATCATATTATCAACTATCCCCCCCCATTTGCAGGAAAAAGATAAAAATGCCGATACTAAAGCTATAAGCAATGTTAAAATGTATAACATAGCTACATAAATATTATCTAATGCTGTCCATCTGTACGTGTAAGAGGGATTATATCCGTTAATGTACAAATATAATGTTTCAATTGAGTTATAAGTAATTTCAACTTCATTATTAGCAAATTTTTCAAATAATATAAACATATCTATTTATTTGATACATAAAATAATATATTATTTTATTAGATATGGACAAGTATATAGATACAAGATTAAACTATGATAGTTGTAGTTATAAAGAAAAATTAAGAAGAACTGTTGGTCCTGGATTATATCAGTTGGAGACGCCTTATAATGATTGCTTAGATTGTTCACAAGATGTTCCTGCAGATCCTTCTTTGAGATATCAAAAATATGGTCAAAACATGTGCTCGATGAAAAAATCTGTTGATGACTCAAGTGAATTATTAGGTCTTAATTATAAAAATACCAAATGTAATGCAGAACAATTTGTCCCCGGTAATTATGAGAAATCGGGATGCTTTATAAGAGGGACAACTGATCCGAGACAATGTACAGCACCACGCGAAGATACACGTTTATCGAATCCACCATGTACTTTAAAAGAAACTGGTATAAATAGATGGGAATGGTTATGCTTTGACCCACAAGAAAGAGCTATTGAGGGATTTGATAGAGTACCAGTTAATTATAGAATGGTGGCAAAAGATAATCATGTTCCATGCATTGAAGAGCCATTAGACCAGTCTATGTTTCAACCAAATAATGATGCTGATCTTAATCAACTTGAAAAATGGAAAAATTGTAATGGTGATAATAAATTATACACACCCGGATATCCATACGGATCAATGTATACAGGTGTTTCTTGTAATAATTAATTTTTGTATATATTAATGTATTTTTTATCCTTTATTGATTAGAGACAAATAATGGAATTATTAAATAATGACATACCATCTATGAAAAATATATATGATTCTACATATTGGAATCAAGTCAAAAAAGATGAACAACAAAGGGGAAATAAATTATACGAGATGGCCAAGGATCCTTATAATACAGGTGTAGTATCAATTCCAGGGAGTAATTCAAATATATTTAAAAAAATGAATTTTGAAGAACCTGAATTAAGCGATGAGCAGTATGTAAGATCCTTAACAGGTGAAAAAGTAGATCGAAATTCTTTTAAACATAATAACATGACGCCATTTTTACGTAAAAATGTAACACAAAATACCAGTACTGAAAATATGTCACCGTATTTAGATGCCAAAACTGGAAGCAATCAATACTGGCAAAGTAAAAAAGAGGTACCTTGTATGTTTAAACCTACTGTTAATTCTGGTGGTAATATATGTGGTATGAAAAACAATGATGATTTCTTTAAATCGCGTATAGATTTTAAAGAAAAGGCTAACAATTTTTTCCCAATTGAACAAGTTAAAGTTGGTCCTGGTTTAAATCAAGGTTATGGATCAAGAGGTTATGGAGGTTTTCATCAAACAGACTTAAATGATTTAGCAAGACCTAAAAATTTAGAAGACTTGCGAAGTAAAATTAATCAAAAAGAAACCTATTACAAAATACCTGTTAAAGCACATGCTAAAGGTACTGATCAACGTGGTATACAAATGCCACTTGATAAAAATCGTCCAGAAACTGTTTATGAACAACGTGAAGATATGTGGATAAAAACAATGGGTGCAAATACTAAAGAAACTCTTAGAGCTGCTCAAAATATAAGACCTACAACACGTCAAGAATCTCATGTAGAATATTCTGGTAATGTTTCATTAAATGATAAAAATGCTGGTTATGGTGATGATTACGGTAAAGATAATTTAATGGTATATGATAATGAACGAATTACAACAGAGCAAAATACGGTTGTATCGAATGTAACAAGTGTTGTAAAAGCAATTATATCACCAGTAATTGACGCATTAAAATATTCGATGAAGGAATATACAGTAGAATCTGAACGTGGTGTCGGTAATCCAAGTATACAAATACCTTCAAAAGCTACAACTTATGACCCTGACAATCATATTATGAAAACTACTGTAAAAGAAACAACAATACATGATAGTGAATTAACCAATTTATCAGGAAGTAAAGAAACATATTCTACAATAACTGATCAGGCAAAGACTACTGTAAAAGAAACAACAATACATGATAATATAGTTACTAATATTAAAGCAAATGAAACAGGATATACTACATCTGATGATAATGCTAAAACAACTATACGCGAAACTGTTAAAGCCGTAGATACTGTTAGAAATATAGGAGGTGTAACATATAAGGTAACAGTATATGATCCAGAAATAGTAGCTAAAACAACTGTAAAAGAAACTACTTTAGTAAGCAAGTCTCAGTACGGTTTTTTAAGTGGTATAATAGAAGGATTATTTGGCGGGTATCTAAACAAAGAAATAGATCTCAAAAATACACACAAACAATTCTTATCAGATACAAATGAATATGGTATTGCAGGAGCAGCAAATGAACATAGACAACGTGATAGATACGCTGAAGAAAACGCAGAAATAGATGATACACGTGAGCGTATTATGATTGCGGCTGGCCATACACCTAACCCAGGAAATATGAACATTAATCGCGATTCTTCAGAATATGAAATAACAACTCGCAAGCCATTTGAAAATTCGGTAGCCGCAAGAGATAATGGAAACATTGGCATGATATATCAAAGTCCACCAAGTATTGATGAATGTGGTATTACCAAAATGCCGCAAAAATCAAATGCATTCTTTAATCGTTTAGATAGTGATCTATTAGAACCAATGAATGATAATGATTTAATGAAAAATCAAATAATTAATCCTATTAAATCGGGGTGTAAATTCTAAAATGATATAAGGATTATGCATATTATATAATATGTAATGGGAGCGGGCTCCTATTACAAGCTCTCGTAGCTTAATCGGTTAAAGCGTTGGTCTTATGAGCCAAAGATTGGGAGTTCGAGTCTCCCCGAGAGCAATAATTATTTTTCTAAGATATATAAAGTAAATTTATATATTATTAATAAATTATGAAAAAAATTGCATTTATATTTTTAATATATAATATAATAAATCACGAAGACATATGGTACCATTTTTTTAAAAATGTTGATGAAAATAAATATAATATTTATATACATTATAAAACCAATGAAAACTTAAAATATTTTGAAAAATATAAAGTAAAGAAAATAGTTACAACTAAATATGCTGATATTTCAATTGTTAAAGCGCAAAATCATATGTTAAAAGAAGCTTTAATTGATTTAGACAATTATCATTTTATATTTTTATCTGGATCATGTATTCCATTGAAATCATTTAATCATATTTACAATACATTAAATGATAAATATTCCTATTTTCATATAGCAAATCCAGAGGAGTGTTATGATGATTGTAAAGGTGTGCTTGACTATATTGATAAAACTTATATAAATAAGGCTTCTCAATGGTGTATATTAAATAGAAAACATAGCTTATTGTTAATTAGCGCAACTAATTATTTTAGAGATGTAAATAATACATTAAATTATTTGGTATGGTTTAAGGATTCTTATGCACCAGATGAATTGTGTTATATAACTTTTTTAGCAAAAATTTATAAAATATTTTTATACAAAGAAATTATTATGACATATTACAATGAGCCTCCTGAAATAGCAACTACATTTGCTAACTGGGAGGGAATGAACTATAAATATCCTTCGGAAAATGAGCTCAAAAATTACATATATATATCGGAAAATGAACTAAAACATTTAATTAAAAGTCCATGTTTATTTGGCAGAAAGTTTAAAAAGACAGCATCAATATCACTAAATAACGCCTTTTATATAGATCACATATCATAATAACATATTATAAACTATTTAAGAATATAATATGTTAATATATTAATAATGTTGAGATATATTTTGATCGCTGCTTTATTTTGCAACTCTATGTGCTTTATGCCTACTTCCAATTTTCCTTCTCTTAATATGAGAATTAAATCAAAGAATTTTTGTAATATGAAAATGGAAGATTTGGATACTAAAATATTCAATGATATTGATTCAGACAAATCTGGATTGATTGATATGGCAGAACTCAATAAATATTATGGCAAAAATAACTATATGGAACAAGCTGATATTAATAATGATAAACTGATTGATTATCCTGAATTTGAAAGATTGGTTTATATGAATAAGTTTGGCAAAGAAAACGGAGGTAATTTGTTTGTAAGAAATGCCATTGGATGGGGGTTTCTTGATAAAAATTCAATTCTTGCTGACGGAGAAGCCTCAATTCTTGTTGGCAATAAGGGGTTTGATCCTCTTAATTGTTCTACTGATATTCCTACACTTAAAAGATATCGAGAAGCGGAGATTAAGCATGGACGCCTTGCAATGCTTGCAAGTGTAGGTTGGCCGCTTTCTGAAATTTATCATCCTTATCTGTCTAAGCTAATGAATAAACTTGATATTCTTTCGCTAAATGGTAAAGCTCCTTCCATTCTTAATGGTGGTCTTGATAAAATTAATCCAGTATTTTTCATGGCAATTATTATATTTACAGCAACACTTGAATCTGTTAATATTAATAAGGTATATAGCAAGGATACAATTCCCGGTGATCTCGGATTCGATCCTCTCAAGCTTTATGTTACTAAAGATCCAAAAACTAAGCGTGATCTTGAATTGAAAGAACTTAATAATGGTAGACTTGCAATGATTGCAATCACTTATTATGCGTTGAGTGAATTTATTAATAATGTACCAGTTATTAAAACAACGCCATTTTTGTTTAAAAGTTTTCTTTAATTAATATAAAATGGAAAACAAAGTAAGTTATTATAAGGTTGTCGATGGTTTAAATTTTGATGCTGCTTTATTAGAGACAGCAGATGAATTAGTTAAGGGTCAAGGAGACGGTCGCATATCTATTGAGGATTCTAATAAATTGCTATTAAAAATATTTGATGGCAGAACAATTACTAAAGTAGAAGGTAGAACTATATTATATATACTCAAAAACTACAAGTTAACTGAAGAAGCCTCTCAAAACTTTTTAGATAAATTAATAAAATACGATTAAATATAAAAAAATATATTTTGTTATTTTTATAATTACTAATATGAATTATTATTATCTGACTGAAAAAAATGCCAAAATAAAGGGGAGTGGGTGGAATTAGTACATTAGCACTTGTATCTAAATATCACTATTAGATACTTTGCGCATATATTCAAGCAATTCGTTTTTTTCTTTTACCATTTCACTTGTTTTAATAACTTCTAATTTTTCCGAAATATGTGGGATCAATGTAAAGAACTTATTAGAAAGTGATAGCAATTCGTTCTTGTTATTTTTCTTATCAATAACATTTGTGATTTCGTCAAGAACTTTTTGACCTTTTTCAATCTGAGCAATTGTCAAAACACCAAGCGGGAAAACATTGTAAGAATACATCCTTAATGTAAAGATTATATAATATATACATCTATCATTTTTTATTAATAATCATACATTTTTATATAAAAATTGATATAAATTCTTTTAAATTATTATATATAAAAGATGAATAGTAATCCAATTAACTATCAAGATTGGGATCCAGTTGTATTTACTAAAAAGCAGCAAAATACGCAAAAAAAAGATAGTGTTCAAAAACCAGCTGGTAATAAAGAAATGAATCGTCTAATCGAAGAAGAAATACCCAAGCTTAACAAAATGACTCGAGAATATGCTCTCTCTATTATCAATGCAAGAAATGCCGCTGGTCTTAGCCAAAAAGATTTGGCACAAAAAATGTCTGTAAAAATTGATGTAATTAGGGAATATGAAAATTATCAAGTTGCTAACTTTAATATGGGATTCTATAAAAAACTTTTAAGGAATTTAGGTGTTGATCCCAAAACAGTTATCAACAAAAAATAATTAATTTATACATTATAATAATCTTTTACTAAATTCAAATTGTCAGATTCATTGAAATTAGTATTTCTAACTAAATATGTTATTTTGTCTGAAATCATAATTTTTTTTTTATCTTTGTTTAATCTATTTATTAAATTAAAATCTTCTGTATCACCTGGTATAAATTTATATTCTTTTAATATATCAGTTTTAGTACAAAAACTTATCCCAACATTATTTACTATTAAATTATTTTTATTATTTTTTGGCACAATATTATTGAATATTTTCATTCTAAATAATATCACATCTAAATAACTTTCATTGGTAATATATTCATAAAAAAGTTCAACGTAATTATNNAGTAANATATCATCATCATCTACAAATCCACACCATTCAGTATTTACTTCTTTAATAGCTATATTTCTAACTTCACCTGCATTATTTCTTTTTCCAATTTTATCTATATTNATTATACTAAATCTNTTATCNNTAATATTAATATTACTTTTAACNCCATCNAATATTATAATTGCTTTCCAGTTGGGATTTTTTTGTCGNATNAGAGAATCTATTGTTCTTGGCAAACTNGGNCTGTTAATACTTGGTATTATAAATGTTATTTTAGTGTCCATTATAATTGTATTAAATAATCTATATTTATATGTTTTTAAATATAATTATATTTATAAATGAAGTTTAAAGATATTTTAAAGTTAGAACCACTATTTAAAAATGCAACTGAAAGAGATAAATGTATGAAAAAATTTTGTAAGGATCTTATAAATGCTTATGAAAATGAACGTAAAGAAACAGCAAAATATATGATGGAATATCATGCAAAATCAAAGGCATATAAAAAATATATTAAAAAACAAGATGAATATAGAAAAATTGCAGATATTAAAGAGCAAAACAGATTAAATAAATTAAACTTAAAAGAATATCATAAAACAAAGGACTATAAAGAACTAAATAAAAAAATAAATAGTAGTATTAACTCTAAAATAAAAAAACAATTAAATCAATGTGGATTTAATAATTGTCCTGATTTATATAAAAAAGAAATTGAAATTAGGCTAAAATTATATAAAGGGCAAAAAATTAAAGTGCCAAAAGATCTTAAATTTAATGATTATACAAATATTATTAAAATATTAAAAAAATAGGTATTTTAGACTAATTATAATTCATTTTATTATTTATCATTATAAATGAATAAGATAATATCACACAAGGATTTTTTATCTATCAGTTTAATTATTAGAAGATGGTGATCCATTATTTAAGTAATTATTATAATCTAATGTAACCGTACTAACTTTATTAGTATTTGTTGTATTTCTTAAATTTAAATTATTATTTGTATTTGTCATTTTATAATGAGTTTTGCGTGTTCTACGATTTCTAATAACATCTCTCCTTGATACATAATTTTTATTATTTTTATTATAGCAAATATCCTTGCTAAATAATTTTTTAATAATTGGAAACATATTGCAGTCGAAGGACATAGTCGATGTAATAGCAATTGTTAGTATAAGAAGGATTTTGATATTAGTATAATTCATTTTTTAATAAATGTAAAAATTAAGAACTCAATCAATTTTTATTAAAATTATTTATATTAGATAAAATGAATGATATAATTAATGGTGGAGTACATTCTGTAAGCAATAGCCGGCGCTCATCTAAATCCAAAAATACAATAGTAACAATATCTAAAAATAAACGTGATACTACAGCGAGTGCTAAAGGTGCTAAGGACACTAAAGGCAAATTAAGTACTGCGAGTGCTACGAGTCGTAGAAGTGCAACAAGTAAAAGCGATTTACATGTATTATGTATTAGTGATAATAAATTAACATCTAAAAAACTAAATAAGGAAATATTAATTAATACATGCGATTTAATTGATTTTGGTGGAAATTCATGGATTTTAGAAGGCAATTCAAAACATATTACTTATGCGATTAAGGCTATTACTACTACTGATATTAAAAAAAATAAAGGAGAAATTAAAATAATGCAAAAAACTTCTAAATTACTTGAACGTAATAAAACAAAACATTTTGTTAAAATGTATGATTATTTATTTTGTAGTGATAATAAATTATTATTAGATGATGGTACAGAGTTATCATTTAATATATTAATGATTATGAAAAGATATCGTGGCCATATTGTAGGATTATTATTTGATGATAGTATCTCATTAGATTTAAAAAAAAATATATATGCTCAAGTTTATTTATCATTATTATCTTATCATTATTTCTTTAATTTATTACATAATGATGCTAAACCAGCTAATTTCTTCTATGAAGTACGTAGTGATTATAATGAAGACCAATATTATAAATATGTAATAATAATTAATGGTATTAATTATGTTGTATATTTAAGAGCGAGCAAATACCATGTTGTTATTGGAGACTATGGCGAATCTACGAAATCTTTTGATAAATCTAAATTAACTGAAGATTTTGCTATCATCGAAGAAATAGGTTTAAAAAATCGTTTTTTTAGTGTAGCAAGAGCTATTGATAAAAATGATCCTAATTTTAAAAAATTAACACCATATCAACAATATGTATTTGATCTAATACATTCTACAGATTTATTTGATATGGAACCAAAACGCAATGTTATTAAAACTTATTCCATCAATATGGATAAAAAAATGTTCGGTGGTAGAAAAAAATCAAAATAAACACATAACTATAAAAATTGACTTGTTGGCTCATTAAATTAAAGTTTAAGGTTACAAAATACGTAATGCAGAATATCAGATATCTCATTCCCCGCAAAACAGAGCTCCGTTATGCTGTATTAAAAGGCGATAAGTTGTCAAAGGAAAAACAGTGGATGCAAATTGAGGGAGTTCCGTGTAAAGTTGTAGTTGTTGAAAATAATTTATCTTCATTTATTCTTAACTCGTTTGCAAGCTCTGACCAAAATGCCAATTTTCGAGTATCATTTCAAGATGCAAATGATAACTTTACAAGCGTTGAACCCAACGAACAGGGGTATCTTGATATTAATAAATATAGAAATTTAATTCATATTTCAGAGTTTGATGCAAGAAATGACGTTAAAAAATTTAAGGCTTCTATCACAAAGCTTATAAATAATAGTGAGATCAGTAAATCAATCAGAAAAATATTTAATGATAAACTCTGCCAACTTTTCGTAAGTCAAGGTTCGACAAATTGTATTACTATTTCCGAGTATCACAAATACAAAACTGATATTAGCAGTAATTTCCATAAAAGAACTGGAGATCCAATCTTTAATAGAAATACTCGCTTCTGTCCACCTATTGATATTACATATGAAGAATTTGAAAAATCACCATCTTTTCCAGCACCAATTGGCATTCGCCCTAAAGATTGCTGTTTGCCTTCTGATTTAATTGATACTGTTAAAGAGATGATTAATCAAGTTATGAATTTTAAAAATATTACAGACACGGACTTTGAATTGGTAAAACATAATTTACCATTCGTAGAAAAAAGAGGAGTTCATTGTTGTAAGTACTGTGGTGAGGAAGTCGATATTGCCAAGTATTCTTCCGAATATAAGTCATCCGATAATTATATTGAAATATGTCATCGCGATCCCGAAGGTAACTTTACAAAAGATAATATGTATTGGGGTCATGGAGAATGTAATAGACGGCAAGGTGGTTATTCTGAATCTGCTCGCATGAATGATGGGTTCCGTCTTGCATATATTAATGGCATTATTGATCAAGCAACTTATGAGATGCTTATGTATAAATTA